GAATGGGAGAAATAACACTACTCCTATGACGATGCAAGATGTCGTCGATGGGACGAGGACTCTGACCTCGGATGATATAACTGACGCAATGAGCGCTCTCACAGAAATGAATCACGGGCCTACACGGGGTTATCGTGGATACGAAACACTTCATCCATATAGAACCACAAGAGAAGGTATGGGGCAAAGAGAAGGAAGGGTGAAAGAGGTTTTTCAAAGGTTTCAGGTCTATGGAAACGGGGAAGGACACCTGATCTTTGAAGACTACCCAAAGGAGGAACTATGAAGCGACAAGCAATAATAGAGCTCCTACTTAAAACTCAAGAGAAAGTGTTTAACCACAAGAGGTGGCTTAAAGAGCTTGAGGAAAGGGTGAGATGCCTTGAGTCTTCTCTCAATGCGAGTGACCGTCTCATTGGGAAGCTGTATGAGACTATCGAGAGAGAAGCTATTGAACGCCACATTGCGAAAAGAATAGGGGGAACCAATGAGAAGGATAAGAATGAATGATGCCATACTATACACACGGTGGGATTTTGAGGCTGACCCTTTCCTCTCGAAGTTTGTAGACCATTATCAATCATTCTGGTTTGATTGGAACAGAGCAAACAACTATATGGGCGAGGCGTTATTCTTGGGAACCGATATGGTACAGTCGTATGAATCAGTACAAAAACTAAATACTTTTCTCGAATACGCCGCAGAGAGGGGTGATATAGCACTTGAGGAGGAGATATGATAAATGACACAGGAGTGCCGTGGAGGTTTGGGATATCCAAAAGATTTAACGTTGGAAGGAGAATAGAACAGTTACCTGATATTCCTATAGTTTTTAGGATTGACGTCCCGTGGACTGATACTTGCATGAGAAGATACTCCGTCTCTGATGACGGACACCTGACTATTGAAAGACAACGAGTGATGCGTAATCATTATGTTGAGAAACATCTTTCCAGAGTCGCATCTGTGTATGTCAGGCGACGCTTCCCTGAGGAATATTTTCCTCAGACCGCATTTAGAGATGGTTAAGAGAAAAGGAGATAAGAAGTGAACAATAAATTTTCTTTGATAGTAAATATATTTAATACGAAAGGGCTAAAACTAAACAAAAATATTTCTTTGATTGTAAATATATTTAAGGGGGGTATTAAGAAAATTATAAGGGGAAGAATACATATAGAACAATACAATAATATATACAACGAGGTTATATGGATACCGTATACGTGATAGGAATAGACCCCGGCAAGACTGGAGGTATCGTTGTTATCAACGAAAAAGCAGAAGTATTGGAATGTCATGAAATGTTCTCAGACCCAATAATAACCATTGTTTTTTTATCTATGTATCAGAGAACTAATGTATACGCCTATGTGGAGAAGGCACAGGCGATGGGGCGTGGAGAAGGACAGGCAAGTATGCAGACATATATGCGAGAGTATGGAAGACTTCTCGGTATAATGCAGTCGTTGGGAATACCATTCAAAGAAATTACACCACAATCGTGGAAGAAGGCATACGGGCTTATAGAGAAAAGAGACCCAAGCATCCCAAAACCTACTACGAAAAAAGAAATACAGGCAGAAAGAACAGAGCGGAAGAAAAGAGCAAAACAGAAAGCCGCAGATATTGCCACAGAACGACTCGGTATAAACGTATATACAGATCGTGGACGACTCATGGACGGGGTAGCTGATGCGGCACTTATCGCCCTCTATGGGCTACAAAAGGAGGTTGAATCTGATGGCTCCGATTGAAATAGTTGGATGGCACTTGGTAGTAATAAGTCTTGTTGTTATAATGTTTTGGTGTATTTTATTTATTTATAACTATGTGAGGTATAGTTTTGAAGTATACATGCAAATGCGGATGCGAGATAACATATCACGGAAACGCCAAGCCTACGAAAACAGATACTTGTCACATGTGCGGAACCCCTATACTAAAAAAAGACCGGCGGGAGCCAGTCAAAAAAAGGAAGGTCGCCAAACAGTAGTTGACAAGCAATAGTAACTGTGTATATCTTGATGTCAAGAAAAAATGAGAGGTTTTATGTACCCACTTATACTGCCAGACCGTGTGCATACTGATGGGAAAAAGTGTGCAACACATGAACAGGCGAGAAAAGTAGCCCTTGATTCGCTTATATCTTTCATACATAAGAAGTATGATATCACGCCGGAGACATTCAGAGACCTTATCACCACAGGGAAAGTGGAGATAAAGGTTGAGGCAAGGGGAATACAGGCAGAAGAGAGATACTATCTCAGGGGGAAGTTAATAGGATTTATCCACAGCATCGTTATCGGGGATACAATAAAGTTTGAAGCGTACGGCAACCCCGAGCACGACGATATAGAGTATGAATCCTCATGGAAAGAAGAGCTCAAGGATGTTAAGATGCCAGACCCGACGGACTTGGAGTCAGGAAGAATACTGGAGGAGATTATAGATGAAGCCAAAGTATCTGTGCAAAGCGAAGATATACAGGAAAATAAAAGAGGACTACTCGTTGACCCCAATGATGTTCATTAATGAGTTCTGTCAGGGGAACATGGAAGAGAAAGAGATGGATGACGGGTGGACAAAGGTATACTACAAGGGAATATTCTGCGGGAAATACAAGCAGGACAAGGGGTTCGATGGAGAACGATGGGGAGTGACATTCGATGAGTCAACTGTTTGAGAAGAAAAACGTCCACTATCGGTACGACTACGAGAACATACTCCAAGACCTCAAGCACTGTGAGGAAATAGAGGATTGGGATAAACATGCAAACATAGTCCGCACCATGTCCCGGGAAGACCTTTTTTTCCTGCTCTATTATACATGCTACAGGACTGACGTAAACCAGCCATTCGTTGTTGATCGATGCTATGAAGTTAATGACTGTGCAGAAAACACTCTTGACTTGTGGGCGAGGGAGTTTTACAAATCTACCGTTGTCACTTTTGGGAAGAACTTACAGCGAATTATACAGAACCCTTCGGTGACAATAGGAATATTCTCTCACACCAGAGGTATCGCGAAGACATTTTTAAGAGAGTTTAAGATAACCTTCCAAGCAAACGAGAGACTCAAAGCCGCATTTTCAAACATATCAGGAGCAAGAGATGTAGTATGGAATAACCCGGAAAGAGAAGCCTACAAGTGGTCGGAAGATGACGGCCTCTATCTCCCTCAGAATAAAACATACAGGGTTGGGACGATAGAAGCATGGGGGCTCGTTGATTCACAGCCGGTATCCAAGCACTTCGACGTTCTTTGCTTCGACGATATAGTAACACTTGACTCAGTATCTACACCAGAACAGATAAGAAAAACAACAGCGGCACTCCAGACCGCATATAATCTCGGGAAAAGACACGGAATAAAGCACGGAGTCGGGACGAGATACGACTATAACGATACGTACAAAGAGATGATAGACACCGGGGAGTATGATGTTCGACTCTACCCTGCCGAAGATGATGAAGGAGAGCCGGTATTCCTCAGCAGGGAAGAGCTTGAAAGCAAAAGAAAAGCGATGGGGAAGAAGGTGTATGCCTGTCAGATGCTTCTGAAACCAGAGGCCGGAGAGGACGCGAGCTTCAATCCTTCACACCTTCGACACTGGAACACCTTGCCAAAGCCTATAAATAAATATATTATTATTGATGCGGCCACCAAGAAGGGGAATGACTATACGACAATCATGGTTATGGCTACAGACGCAGAAAGGAATTACTTCTGGATTGATGGGATACGAGATAAGCTGTCCCTCAGGCAGAAGTGGATTGCATTAAAGATGATGGTGCAGAAGCACAAGCTGGCAATAGCCTATTACGAGGAGTATGGGCCAGCATCAGACATAGAGTACATGGAAGAAAGGATGCAAGCAGAAGGGGTCTATTTTAAAATAGAGAGGCTTGGGGGAACAGCTCCAAATGCGAAGAAAGTGAGAATTGCCTCTCTCTCTGGCCCGCTGGAAGAAGGTAGGTTATTTGTGCCAACAAGACTGCCATACACCAACCACCTCAACGAAGAGCGAGACCTTGTGTTTGATTTCATATATGAAGAACTATCCAGATGGCCCAGTGCATCGGGGAACGACGATATGCTGGATGGGATGAGTAGAATATTCGACAATACAATAAGCATAAGTTTCCCAACCCACAGCGCAAGAAGCGTTGAGGAGATGGAGATGGGGCCAGACCCACTTGACATGGGTAAAAAACGAAGAGTAAAAGTATCATACATGGGGGTATGACGTGGAAGAAATAATTCAAATAGCGAGAGACTGTTACAATGAGGCTGAATCAAACCTTAAAGACCTCATGACAGAGATGTGGACTGATACCGAATACGTACTCGGTAATCAGTGGAAAGAGGAGGATATTAATAAGCTCATAGAAGAAGGGCGACCTCCCCTTACGATAAACGTGTTGCATAAAATCATTGCAACAATATCAGGCATGGAGAAACAAAACCGGGCAGACATCAGGTTCTTCCCACAGGAGGGCTCTGATGAGAAAATAGTCTATCCGTGGACACAGCTTGTGAAGTGGATACTATCGAATGCTGGTGCTGATATAAAGAGATCGTATGCCTTCGAGGACATGCTCCGGTCTGGAATAGGATACATAGTTCCAGAGGTTCGATACGACAAAGACCCAATAAACGGTGATATCGTGCTCACAACAGAGAGCCCGTTCAATATTCTGTTTGATCCGCACATCACAGAGCCGACAGGTGAGGATGCCGAGTACATGATCCGACACAAGAGGGTTATTAAGTCAAGGCTAAAGCTGGCCTACCCGGAAATGAGAAAAAAGATAGATGACCTCGCCACCTCCGGTCAGGAACGGTTTGTTATCAACAAGCAGGACATCAGGAACGAAAGAGACCAGTACGTGAATGTGGTAGAGTTCTGGAGAAGGGAGTACGAGGAAAAAGAGTTCATGATAAAAGACGGCATGTTTATTGAGTTCGGGGGAGACAGTGAGATGAGAGACATGCTAAAATCAGACGGCATGGACTTCATAAAGAGGTCAGTACCTACGATAAAACTTACAATCATCGCAGACTGGGAGATAATTCTCTATGATGGAGACCATCCACATGGTGTAGATATGTACCCATTCATCCCTATATTCTGCTACTTCACCCCTTCCTACGACAAGTGGGAGCTGAAAATTCAGGGGATGGCACGGCAACTAAGAGACATCCAGAACGAGAAGAACAAGAGAAGGTCGCAGATGCTTCACCAGACAAACACCTCAACCAGAGGTGGGTGGATGTTTGAAGAAGGTGCGGTTGAAGACCTGTCAACATTCGAGCAGAGTGCCGGTTCTGGAGTAGTTATACAATACAGGTACGGGAAGAAGCCAGACCGCATTGAACCACCGAGGACAGACTCGGGGATGATACAAGCAGAGCAGATGAATGACAATGACCTCCTTATGGCTGGCCCAAATCCAGACTTGCTCGGGTACTCAAACGATAAGGGCGCACCGGGGATAACCGTAAGACTCAGACAAAAGCAGGGTGTTGCCTACCTCCAAGGGGTATTCGATAACCACTCAGAGTCAAACAAGCATCTCGCTCGATATGTCCAGAAGCTCGCAATGGAGAACTTCGGTCAGGCAAAGATTCAGAGAATACTCGGTTCAGAGGTTATATTGCCACCGGACTTCATGGAGCGGTCAAGGGAGATACGATACGACGCAACTATAGACGAGTCCTTTAGCTCACCTACCAACAGGATCGCGATGCTTGAGTCAATGAAACAGATGCAACAGTATGGGATACCTGTACCTCCACAGATGTTCGTTGACATGTGGGACTTGTCACCAGAGCTCAAGAAGAAATACAGCGATATGCTGGCACAGGCAAACCAGCAGGAGATGCAGAAAACGCAGATGCGTGGTGGAAGTGGGCAACCACCGACAACACCACCAACCGGGATACAGATGTAACAGAAAAAAATGCTTGACAAAAAATATGGATGGTGATATAATGAGCTCGAAAAAGAAATTTGAATTTTCTGATTTACCCGAAGACTGGAAAGAGGTAATCATAGGAATGATGAACGAGGGTGCGGCGATAAAAGAAGTTCTGAGGGAGTTCAGTATGCCCTATACCGCACATGAGAAGTTCCTCAAGGAGAGCGAGGAGTACAGGGAAGCTATTCGTCTTGGGGAGACATTATCAGAGGGGTGGTGGCTCAAGGAAGGGAGAACAAATCTTCCTAACAAGCAGTTCAACAACACCTTGTGGGTCATGAATATGAATAACAGGTTCGGGTGGAAAGACGGCGGGAAGAAGCAGAAGAAGCCCAAAGCTGGAAGCAAAAGGGACGAGGAAGAGGTTATCACCAAGTACAAACAGGAGGACAAGGATGGCGACAGCAACAGAAAGGTTCAACATTAAGTTTGAAGAAGCAGAGCTCACAGAGCAGGAAGGCGAAGAAGTTCTTCGTGAGTTCTCTAAGAGGCTGGTAAAGCCGGGTTTGTTTTTCAAGCCGGTCGAAGTACAGGTTCAGTATCATGAGTTCTTTCAGACCGGGAACATAAAGGTTGATCTGGACTGGAGATTCTGGTTTTCTGAACGACTATTCAGGCTTCTCGGAGGGAAGATTGCAAGTGAGTAAAGACGAGCTCGAAAAGCTCAAGGAAATACTTCATGTGCCGAACAAATACTCCGGCCCGCTGACTATAAAATGGGTGCTCAACCAAGGCGGGACACGGAGTCTCGTTGTGTGTTACGAAGAAAAGAAAGTGTAACACACAAATTTACTTGACATTATGACATAAACAGTGGTATATTGGTCACTGAAACAAGATCGTTCTTCGTGGACATCTTGGGAGCGTTGTCATTAACATAATCTCCTGAGCCCGCGTGGGGAAAACCTGCGTGGGCTCAATTATTATTTGGAGGAACACATGGAGATAGAAGCGGGCGTAGAAGAGACCCTGTCGCCGGGGGAAGAAGAACTTGAAGAAGCCGTGGGAACACCAGAAGAGGAAATTGAGACCTCCGAAGAACCGGCTATAGACGCAAATAAGGTATATGCGTTGGAACAGGAAATAGGTCGATTGCGGGAAAAAGCAAAAGATCAGGACAGGGCGATAGACTTCTTTCAGCAACTTGTGAACAGAGACCAGAGGACACAGGAGCCAGAAGAACCGGATTTGCCGGATGATGAGCTTGTTGACATGGGAACAGTCAGGAAGTTTTTTAAGCAGAAAGAAAGCGAGTTATCCGCAGAACAACGGAAGATCAGGGTTCAGGCATCGGAAGACAAGTTACAGGCAGAAGTACCGGAGTGGCCGGAAATTTATAATGCGGTTGTAAAGCAACGATATGAGACTGACCCCGCATTCATGAATTACATAATCAATAGCCCCGATCCCGCAAGAGAAGCATATAACTGGGCCGTACGTCAGGATACCTACAAGAAACTTTTCGGGAAAACTCAGGGAAAGACCCAACCCGATGATGTTGCCAAGGCGCAAAAGAATGCTAAGAGGCCAAAGACTCTATCAGAGCTTGGCGGCGCATCAGAGAAGAAGGTCGACTGGGATAAAATGTCCAGAGAAGAGTTTCTGAAAATAGCCAATCAAAACTCTTTTGACTAATACGGAGGCCAATCATGGCAGTCAGTTATACAACCACAAGCGACATAGAAGCGGGTACTCAAGAATATTACAACCGCTTATTGCTTGAAAGAGCAATACCCTATCTTCCTCATGCCCTTTTTGGGCAGAAGAGACCAGTACCAATGAACGATGGCGACACTGCCAAGTTCAGGAAATACGATTCTCTTTCAGTAGCAACCGCACCTCTCACTGAGGGTGTAACTCCTACTGGGGATACCGCAAGCAAGACAGACATCACGTCTGCAATCTACACCTATGGTAACTTCATCTATGTTACCGATAAGGTGGAATACACCAATCAGGATAAGGTTCTCAACGAGCTTACTACAGTAATCTCAGAGAACGCCGGTGAGTCTATCGATACAATCTATCGAGACATTCTCGCCGCCGGGACTTCCGTTCGATATCAGAGCGATGTTGCCGGAAGAAGTTCAGTAGCTAACGTACTGTCAACGACAGACGTGAACAAAGCAATACGAGACCTAAAAGAAAACGATGCGAAGTACTTTACCAAGATGGTTGCCGCTTCTACCAATGTTTCAACCGAAGGTATACGTCCCGCATTCTGGTCTATCATACATCCGCATACAACCTACGATATCGACTCCAACTTAACCTCGATAGAAGAATATGCTTCTACTTCTCCTATTCACGAAAGTGAAGTAGGTGCGTACAAGAATGTTCGGTTCATCGAGAGTACCAACGCCAAGGTTTTCACTGGTGGGTCGACATCAGGTTCAGGCGATGAGATGCCTGACGGAACATCTCCTTACGACGTTTATGGAACTCTGGTATTCGCCAAGAACGCATACGGCGTTATCGATCTTTCCAGCAAGGCGATGGAGACCATATTCAAAACCAAAGATCAGGTAGGTGGCCCTCTCAACCAGAGGAGTTCAATCGGGTGGAAAGCATATACCACTCTTAAAATATTGAACGAGAACTGGATGATTCGCATAGAACACCTTGCGTCTGAGTAAGGGGGATACTATGACTAAGTACTACGAAAAGAGAATAGTAGAAGGAACCGGGGCCGCACTTAATGTGGCCTGCGGTTATATTCCCACCAAGGTCGTTATATCAAGAGACGACGTTGTGGGGAAGATGGTGTGGTTCAGTCACATGTCTGACGGGACTGCACTCAGGGAAGGAGACCCTACCGATTCGGCAGGACTTCTTACACGGCCAGCATTGACAGTTGGGACAACAGCAACCCAAGTCGCCACAGAAGCGTTTGATTATATCATTGCGAACGTTGCCTACTCGAAAGCCGCAGTAGCCGCTGGAACCGCGATTACCGCGACAACCGTCCCCGACGGTACATGGGGACTGTTCGGGTTTGAGATCGCGGCAGATGGAACTATAGACAACAATGACGCGGCTGATAATGATACCGGGTACGCCACAGAGGCTCTTGCCATAGCGGCTCTCCCGGCAGTATCGGGAAGTCATATCATGATCGGCTACATGACCATACAGGCCGATGGTGATGATTTCGTTGGGGCTACTGACGACATAAGCCCCAACACAGATGTCGGAGATTACAATTTCTACACTACTGCAAAACTCGGAGAATTAACCTCTGGTGGAATATCACAGCTTGATTCTTCTTCTGGTATTGGTTTTACTATCGGTATTGATGGCGTATTTAATATCGACGGGAAAGACATGGTAGTGGAGATATGGAGGTAGTATGAGCGACCTGTATGACATAGTTAAAACAGGCTCAACGACCGGGACTGGCTCGGCAATCAACGTCTCGATAGGGTTTATTCCAAGGGTTGTCCTCATCATCAATGAGACTGATGGTACAGCATTTATCTGGAGTAGCTCTATGGATGACGGCGAGATGCTTGAAGTTGTTTCCGGGGCAATAGCCTTCGAGACCACAGCAGGGATAAGCGAGTATGAAGGGAGCGCAACTGCACAGCCGGGGTTTACCCTCGGAACAGACAGTGCGCTTAATACTGCGAGTGATGTATTGCATTACATCGCATTCAGGTAGAAACACTGGGGGGGCTCAGGCCCCCCTTTATTATTCAGGAGGAACACATGGGTATGCACACTTGT